AGGCGGAATTACAGCAACTCAATAGGAAACAAAGCAGAGCAAGTTTTTTTTGATATTGTTAAGTCTAAAGGGATAAATATAGTTAAGTCCAATAGAGAAGATGATATATTTAAGCATATAGATTTTTATATAAATGGAGTAGGAATAGACATCAAATCTCGTAGGCATTTAGACTGTATATGGCTTGAGAGAACAAATGTTCATGGTAAAAATGGATGGTTAAGAGGAGAAGCTAAATACATAGGTCTTGAAATAGTTGAATTAAATTCATTCTGTTTCTTTAATAGAAAAGACTTACTTGAGTTTGTAAGTAAATTTACCGAAACAACAAGTACTAAAAGTTGTTACTTTAAATGGTACACGAGGAGTGATTGGAACAGAAAAGACGAAATAATAAAGGTTCGTTATAAAGATATACAACACTTGGAAGTAAAAAGATTGAATTATGCCACTAATTAAACCAAAGAAATACGAGAAGCAGAAGGATTTTATAGTTCGTTGCATTGGCAATGGCAAAATGGCTTCTGAATATAAAGACACCGACCAGAGAATGGCGGTATGCTACACTATCTGGAAAGACAACTTTAATCCAAAAAAATAGTTGCATATATAAAAAATAGTATTATATTTGCATAGATGTTTCCTGAAAATATCTTTTTCTAATAATCAAGGGGTTGCTTCGGCAGCCTCTTTTTTTGTTTATATTTTGTTAATTAAAATATAGTTTGTATATTTGCTTCAAATAATAAACGAATGGACAAATTACTTAAATTCATTTTATCCCCACTATCCTTACTAAAGTTAGTATTCATAATACATCTTGTACTCATGTTCTGGGTGCTTGAAGGTGTACTAATGATTATTCACTATATACTCGACACACCTTTACGTTGGGCGTTAAATAAAATAGAGAAGTTAATTAAGTTACTAATAAAACAATTATAATGGGAAAATCAAGTGAAGAATACATTAAGTGGAAAGAAGAATATCAGGCGCAAAGAGACCAACAGCAGATAGAACTCGGAGAGCGTTTAGAACGCCTGTATGAAGAAAAGAAAGCTGAATACGAACACTATTATAGTGAGAAGGCTACACAACGTAGAGCATCAATAACAGACGCTTTAAACAAAGTGTTTATGGATTTCCACCCTTTACAATTTATGAAAGATGAGTAATCAGATAGTTACATTAGATGGCAAGTTTTGGGATAAAGATTCTATCTTAAAGCAAATGGAGAATGATGAGTTCTACTATGAGTATTTAGGTAAGAACGCCTTGAGCAGTAGTAGTGTTAAGTTACTTAACAAGTCTCCTAAAGCATACGATAACTCGTTAAAGTTTGGAAACAAGAGAACAGGTGCTATGACATTAGGTTGGCTTCTGCATCTTGCGGTGTTTGAGATTGAGAAGTTCGGTCAACTTAACTTTGTTGATGCAAGTACAAAGAACACCAAGATATACAAGGAGGCGTTTAGTGAAAATCCTATGACGTTCTTGCAGAAGGAATATGACGAAACCATGCGACTTGCTGATGCGATATATTCCAATAGCGATGCAGTTCAACTTATAGAAGGTTTGGAATACGAGCAACCTGCTATCGGAAATATAATGAATATTCCTTTTAGAGCAAAGGCAGATGCTTTAAACAGAGGAGAAATGATTGTTGACCTGAAAAGCACAAGTGGTCTTGCAGAAGGTAGCTTCCCTTACAATGCACGTAAGTATGGTTATGCAAGTCAAGTGTACATTTATTGCAATTTATTCGGCATAGATTACAAAGATTTTGTATTTTTATGTATATGTAAGGACACTAAAGATATTGGCGTCTATAACGTAAGCGAGGACTTCTACTTGGATGGAGAGGAGTTTGTCGATAATGCAGTAGGCGTTTATAATAAATGGATTGCAGGTGGTGCAGATTTACACCAGTACACTATAAATGGTACGCTATGAGAAAAAAGAAGTTAACGCAACAACAAAGGATTGAGGCATTGGAAAAAGCAGTTACAACAATATATGCTATGACCCAAGCTATAATCGAGAAGTTGCCAAAAGATAATAAAAATGAGTTTCCACCAGAGTAAAGAGGAGTGCCGAGAAGATGTACTACTATCTTTAAGAGAAGGTATGTTGCTTATAAGTGAAGTTAAGTATCTAATAGAGTACTTCAAGGACACCGAGCAATATGAGTGCATACAAGGCGCAATGGAAGCATATAACGAATATAAACAAGAATTAGATGGATACAGATATAAAGAGAATTAGAGATATAATAGAGAAAGAAACTGGCGTTAATTTAGATAACACCACAAGAAAAAGGAAAGTGGTACACGCAAGAAGAATGTATTACAGTATATTGAAGCTACACACAAAAATGTCTTTACAGGCTATTGGTGCAACGCTAAAGCTAAAACAAGACCACGCTACTGTTCTACACCAAACTAAAATGTTTGATAGAGATTTTGACCAAGACAAGATGTTTCGTTCTTCCTTCAATAGAGTTATGAATGTTATAGATGGCATCATTGAAATACCAGAGGAGGAAAAACTTAAAGACAAGAACACGATGCTTAAATACAAGATGAAAGAACTTCAAGACGAGATAGATAAACTAAAGAAAGAGGTTGAGTATTTACGCCCAAAGGCAATCCAGCCGAGAAACCAACAAACAAAAGTTTACCATTGTTCAGAAGGAATAAGTGGTTCAATATATTAAAACAATATGCCTGAAAGCAAGTTATAAATATGGGGATGTTTATTGCAACCTTGTGAGTAAGGCATAAAATATAAAACAATGGAAATACAAACAGAAACATTTGTAAAGTCAATGTCGTACTTCAAAGACCAGTTAAGACTGGCGAATCAGAAAGAGGACAACGATGAGGTAATTATGTATTACAAAAGGCAGATTGATACTCTGATGAATAGATACTACAATCAATGAAAACAGTCAATAGTTTATCAGGCGGTAAAACATCAAGCTACATAGCAGCTAATTACCCTGCTGACTATGATGTGTTTGCATTAGTAAGAACTGATGACAAAAACTGTTTATTCCCTGACAAGAAATTAAGACAAGAAGTAGAAGATAGGATACAAGCACCATTCATAGGCACGTTAGAAGATGATACTATCATACATACTATGCTTGATTTAGAGCAATATATAGGTAGGAAGATTACTTGGGTAACAGGAAAGACCTTTGATGAAACCATAATAACCACAAAAAAAGGCACAAAATATCTACCTAACAAAGTAGCGAGATATTGTACAACAGAACTTAAAACAATGCCGATACTGCATTGGATATATAAAGAAGTGGGTAAGCCTGTTATAATGAGGTTTGGATATAGGGCGAATGAAACTAGTAGAGCAAAGACAATGATAACCAAAACAGATGATGATGGTTTTACAAATGTTAAGGCTACTTTTATGAAAAATAAAAACGGCAGAAACTCTTGGGATACATACAGGTATTGTAAGCCTGAATTTCCTTTAATAGATGACAATATATATAAAGATAACATTGAGCAGTATTGGAAAGATAAAGCTGTTAGATTTGCTTTTATGAATAATTGTGTAGGATGTCATTGGAGAAGCCCTTTATTATTAAAGAAGATGAGCGATATGCACCCTAACAAAATGCAATGGTTTGCTGACCAAGAAACAAATAAGTCAAAATGGAGAAGTGATGTAATGTATAAAGATATTATGAAGTGGAACGCACAAGCAGAACTATTTGATGATGACTTTAATGAATGTGATAGCGGTTACTGTGGATTGTAAATCAGTAAGTTAAACAGATTGCTTTGAACTTTATTATTTAATTATGCCAAGACCAAAGAAACGCAGTCTGATTTCAGACGAAAAGAAAGAGGAGTTAGGAATACCAATCAAGCCAAAACCAGAGCCGAAAGAGAAGAAACCACACGTACCCTATTCTGATGGGCGTAGAAACAATGGTGCTGTAAAAGGAGTGTCAAGAGGGCAGGGGAGAAAACCTAAAGCCAAAGAAGCTGACATTAAGAACTTTGCACTCGGTTCAATGAAACGTGCCTTTGGAAGTGAGAAGAAAGCATGGGAGGCACTTGCAGAGATGAGTAAAGAATCCTTTGCACACTTGCGACTACTATGGGAATACAAGTATGGTAAACCAAAAGAGCAGAAGGATATTAACGTTAAGCAGGAGATTAACATTCCTGTAATATCTTTCCTACAACCAGAAGAAACTATTGATGTCGAAGCTACTGAAGTAAAAGATGAAGAAGGTAAATCTGAATCCTAAATACAATCCCCTGTTCAGAGACCCAAGTAGGTACTTTGTAATTACAGGTGGTAGAGGTAGTGGTAAATCATTTGGCGTAAATACATTTCTGGTGTTACTTACATACGAGAAAGGACACCGCATACTGTTTACTCGATATACAATGACTTCGGCATCTATGTCTATTATACCAGAGTTTATTGAGAAGCTGGAACTGATGGGCATTTCAGAGAACTTCACTATCACAAAGAACGAAATCATAAACAACCTTACAGGAAGTAGTATATTGTTTAGTGGTATTAAGACTGCAAGTGGAGACCAAACAGCGAAGCTAAAATCTATTCAAGGTGTAACTACATTTGTATTGGATGAAGCAGAAGAACTTACAGACGAAGAATCGTTTGAGAAGATAGATTACTCTGTTCGTGCTACTGGAAAGCAAAACCGCTGTATATTGATTCTAAACCCCACAACTAAACAGCATTGGATATACGAGAGGTTCTTTGAGAATAGAGGCATTACAGACGGTTATAATGGCGTTAAAGAGAACGTAAGCTACATTCACACTACATACCTTGACAACATCAAGCATTTGTCTCCATCGTTTGTAGAACAAGTGGAAGTAATGCGAGAACGCAGACCAGAGAAGTACAAGCACCAGATACTCGGTGGATGGCTTGAGAAAGCAGAAGGCGTTGTATTTACTCATTGGGAAGTGGGAGACTTCGATACAGAGCAGGATACTATCTTTGGACTTGACTTTGGATTTAGCGTTGACCCATCGGCGTTAATAGAAGTAGCAACAGACAAGGTGCGAAAGACTATATGGATTAAAGAACACTTCTACAAAGCAGGACTATCTACGTCTAATATATTTGAGATGTGTAGAAGGTATGCAGGAAACAATTTAATAGTTTGCGACAATAGTGAGCCACGCCTAATATCAGAACTAAAGACTAAAGGACTGCGAAACATTACGCCTACCATTAAAAAGAAGGGTAGCATCTTAACAGGCATCGCACTTATGCAAGACTACAATATAGTAGTCGATAAGGATTCTGTGAATTTAATACGGGAGTTCAACAATTACGCTTGGAAGCTAAAGGGTAGTATTCCAAATGATAACTGGAATCACGCCATTGATGCAAGTAGGTACGCAATTCAATACGCCCTTGAAAGAACTGTACCTAAAGGGATGTACGTTCTTCGTTAGATTGTTCAATCTCTTTCTGTAAGTTAGCTAATGCCCTCCAAGCCACTTTAGCGGAGTGTCTAATGCCATCGGTATCAATCGTACCAACTTCAAGTAAATGCCGAGTAAGAGCGTCTAATTCGTCTCCTGACTTGCTTCTATCCCACGCCAGAGGTTTGTCTGGATTGTGTTGTTGCTGTCCTGCATAAGAACACTTTGCAACTTCTCTTATCGCATCAGGAAAGTAATTCAATACCCCTGTGAAGATTGGCGTTTGCTTCCTTGTGAATTCAATACCCATCTGTGAATTTAATACCCCTGTGTCTTGTGTACCAATTTGGTACTCATCTGATTCGAGTTCGATATCTCCATTATTATTCCATTTATACATATATTTGCCTTTAAACATGATAGTACAAAGATAAGTAAAATTTTACAATTTCTTAACATTGGCGTAACATTGGCTTAACATTGGGATTGTATGTTTGCATCGAACATTAAAATAAATACAAATGGAACATAAATTATTAGACATAGTTGATGATGGATTTAACTATTTTCTTGACTTTAGATTGGAAGAAGTAAAATCAGATGATAAATATTATATTGAAGCATTCATGAAGTATATTGACGTGTTGGAATGTAAAGTATATAAATTAAGTAAACAATTAAGAAAATAAACACAAATGGAAATACAAATTGAGTTTGGGGGATTTTACGGATTCCACGATGATTACATAGTAGATAGATGCGACACATTAAGCATTGATACTGATGATGTAAATTGGCATAAAACATTCGTTCAATATAGTGTAGCGTGGGTGCATAGATTTACAGACATGACAGGAATAGAATTGTTTTTTATTGGATTAGACAGTCCACGATACTACAATTATCGCACTGACAACATTATAGCAAAAGTATTGCCTGATGTTGTTAATCACTTGATGACATATATAAATGATGAATTTAAGGAATGGGCAAATCCACAGTTACAAAGTAGGTCTGGATTTCATTCTTTTTATAATGGTATTGATGATTTAATCCACCGCTCCAAAGATGATGATGATGACAAATCTATCTTACTGGGAATGATTTGCAACTACTTAATTGAAGTAATGGAGGTAAATATGGATATTTACGAATTAGAATACGACATAATAGAATTAACAGATAAAACAACAGATAATGAAAGCAAATAAAATAAAAGATTTTCTAATTGAGTTGGAAAATGATTTAAAATACAATAATAGAAATCTTGGGGATGTAGATGTCAATTTTAGATATTCAGATAATAGTGATGTTTACAAAATAGGTTTTATTGAAGAAGATTTATTTGACGCTCAAACAAATAAGATAGTTGAAAGCATAATTTTAAAAGTAGAAAATGAATA